GAAACAACTCCCGACGGCCCTCTTGAAGACTCATTCGGTGAAGCAACTTTTGACGGTGCTCCCATTAGTTTACTCATGAAGCCGGGTAAGAAGACACTTCCAGAATCTTGTTCCTCGGGTATTTCATTAAACTCTTTGATGATCTCGCTTCTCAGTTTTTCATCTTCACTGTCACCTGATCTCTCGGCTTTATAATCACAACAGCAAGTTTTTACATCTCCACTTGCTCCACCTTCTTTGCTCTTTTCCTTTTTACTCTTACCGAGACCGAAGAGCTTGTCGAAAATGCTTGGACCGCTTGAGGGAGGACCACTAAACATTTGCTTAAAATTCCCAACTGCTTTCTGTTGTGCATTTAGTAGCCTATATACTGCATTGGTAATCATATCTACACCATCTACAGCAACCTCCGGATCACCAGAAATTTTTAAATCATCTAAATCAATTTCACCTAAAGAATCTAAACTATCCCCAAGCTTTAGAATAGGTTCAGCAACGTTACCTAATTTAATTAGCTTATCGAGAGGACCTTCACCACCAAAAAGTTTTCCAAAAGTATCTAAGACTTTACCGACAAGATCACCGGCTGCCAACGCTACTAGACCTGCTGATATACCTAAAAGAGCAGGGCCCAAGAGTAACATCTGCATAGCATCAATCTTACTAAGCTTTTCTATCATGGGCATAAAGGACTCAAATCCCGGTACTATCAAAGAAATACCGTAAGCTAGAGGTATAAGAGCTAATCCCAATAGACCTAGAGCGAATGCACCTAATATTATAAACGGCGAAACTATACCTAAAATAGCTCCTACAGCTCCTAATACCAGTAACCCTACAAAGGCTTTACCGAGCGTCGACCATTCTAATTCCTGAAATTGCATTAACGAGTACGAAATAGGTATTAAAGCTAGACCTAATAAACCTAGAGCAAGTGCTCCTAACGCTATAGGACCCGCTACTAACCCTGCAAGGGCTGCAACTGCTCCTAATGCTAGTATACCCACTATAGCTTTACCTATCGTACTCCATTCTATGTCCTGTAGAGGTATTAAGGCACCATGTACCATTAACGTCAGCGCCGCGGCTCCAAGTATTAAACCTACTGCTCCAGATTTCATGAACTTACCTGCAAGTGCTATACCACCTAAAATTATTAATGCTTTGGCAACTGTTCCCCACTCTATATCAGCCATGTTTTGAAGGACGCCTGGTATAGGACCTACCCCTACAAGTATAGCTAATGCAGCTGCAGCTATAAGTATACCAAACGAGCCTTTTTTCATCAACTTACCCACTATAGCTAATCCTCCTAAAATTACGAAACCTTTAGCTATCATACCCCACTCTATTTCAGCCATGTTTTGTAGAACACCTGGTATAGGACCTACTCCAACAAGTATAGCTAATGCTGCTGCAGCTATGAGTATACCTTTCGAGCCCTCTTCCATAAACTTACCCACTATAACTAATCCCCCTAAAATTATGAAAGCTTTACCTATACTACTCCATTCTATATTAGCCAAGTTTTGTAGAACTCCTGGTATAGGACCTACTCCTACCAATAGAGCTAATGCTGCTGCAGCTGCAGCTATACCACCAGCGGCTCCTCCGGCCCCTTCTTTTAACTTACCTAAAAGACCTTTCGACTTAGGTTTTTTACCTTTACCCACCGTTTTACGTGATTCAGAAGCTGGGGTGTCCCCTCCAAATTTTGATGATACTTTAGTTGCTAGCGAAGTATCTTTTTTTTGCGATTTCTCCTTATCGAAAAACGCGTCAACAAAAATATCAGCTATAGAAGTAGTTTTCTTTTTTTCTGAAGATGATAAGGTAGACTTTTTTCCCTTCTTTTTACCAAAAGTGGTAGCATCTGACTCAATTACATTTTTAGATACTTTTTCAGATTCTGATTCATCATTATCGCTAAATAACTCACTTACAATCCCTGCCATCTACAATATTTAATTGGATGTATCAAAAAAGGTAGGTTCTATAGCTATAGTTTTTTCATCGAAAGTTAATATTTCAGTCTCGTATGATGTGAATGCTTTAAAGAATGTAGCTAGCTGCTTATATACAGTAAGTGGTAAATTTTCAATTATTTCTACTCTTTCAGCTATTTTAAGATCATCAAATAACGCCGTCTCATCACCCACGCTAACTGAATCAATATACTTTATTAGCTCGTAAATGTAAATCAATCCAAAAGCTTTATCCGCCTCGGGCTCAGCTTTACCTTTATTTAATTCTGCTAAGCATTTGCTAATAATACTATTCTCTTCTTTTAATGTTGGTATTTTAAACTTAAGTTCAACTTTACCTTCTTTGGCTCCACCCTCCATATCGAATGATTTTTTAACTTTATCTATTTTATCGATATATTTATCAACATTATAAATATCACCATCAATACTAACTTCACTACCAAGTGATCGTCTTCTTAAATGTAGTACTATTTTAGATCTATCAACTGTAAAAATTTTATCAGTATCCGCATTTTCTAAAATAATATCATTTAAAACTTTCTTAAATTCAATAGCTCCTTTAATACCCGTTACAGCTGTACTAAGTAAATTTTTCTGCTGTTTTAAAGTTAACGTTTTTAATACCACCTCCCCTGATGTAATAGGAAGCTTTAAATTAGTTTCAATATCTTTTAACTTTTTAAGAAGGCCGCTTGAAATTTGTGACATAAATTTATTTATTGCAATGTCCTACTTTTTCAACTCTTCTTCTTCATCTCATCATTTCTTTCTTTATTTTCTTTAACATAAAGATCCATATAGTCTCTTATATCTAAGAATGTACTTTTCTGTAAAAATGTAATATCATGCATTCTTTCACTTAAAATAAACATATAATCCCTATAGGTACGAATATCAATAGGGCTCAACATTGTAGCTAAGAAATTTATGAAAAATGAATCATATAAGATTAGCTTAATATTATCACCTCTCAACGTAAAATTTATCTCAAGTTTTGAAATATGAGTTTTATAAAACTCAGTTATTTTTGTTTTTATCTCTAAAGGTAAATAATTAAAAATTAAATCCTGCTCTGTAGAGCTTAAACTACAAAAGTCAATAGTTTCCCCATCTAATATTATAGTTTCTATAAAGTGACCTTCGTAAAAAGTAGTTGATATAAAAGTCTTAGGGTAGTTTAAAGTGATAGTATTATCATTAAATGTTAAGACCTCTCTAATATCAGCAATCTCTAATAATTCGTTTTGTATTTCTATTACATCAAAACTATAATCTCTTAACTCAACAACGTTACCTACGCATAAGTCTCTAATATGTAAAATACAATATAACTTCTCCAATATATTTAGATCCGGTGTATAAAAGAGATTATCAAGATACGATATAACAGCGTCTATATTATCTTGAATATAGTAGAGCTCCTTACAGTTTTCAATTGTAAGAGTCTTTAAAAGAACTGATTTAGAAGTAGGAAGAACTAATCCTAACATATATTAATTACGTCTGTCTATAATTTTTACAAGCGAAAGTTACTGATTTTTCCATAAAATCTCCATCGTTGTAACTTAAAGTATAACCCTCTACCGCGGTAGGAAAAGCTTGCTCGAACACATAACCTTTTCTTTTCGTGCCATCACTATTATATTGGTTAACAGTAATATCACATTTTAATTTAAAATTTGTTAGACCATCAATACCTAGCGCTATAAGCCATGGTCTAAAGAATTGATGCTCTATATCAGCGCCTGTCTCTAAAACATTTAAACTAAACGATCTAGATAGGAAGTCTGTTCTTTGAGTTAACCCATAACCAGGTAAGAATCCACCACGATTGTCAACGCCTATAGGTGTAAACTCACTTGATTCTTGAGGAATAGTCATCTGCCTCGCAACTAATAAAGTACCATTTCTTGTAAAGTCTGATGATTGTACTGTAGCAGTCCAGGTTTCATTAGCTTTTTGAAGCGCAGTATTAATAGCACCCATAACATTTCCAGCATCTAAACTAACCTTCCAAAGAAAGGGGTGCGATACAAAAAAGTTAGGATTCTCGCTAAACGCGTTAAGAAAGGTATTAGACTCGCCGGCCATATAATATATTTATGGTCGAGTTTTGCTACCCTTAACTAAAGTTTTTATAGAAATGATATGAAAATGTAACAGTTGTACTTAATACTTCGCCTGTACCATCAGCTATAGTATAATCAATTGGATTGATATCTCTTATAGATGCGCCTACTAGCTGTATCGTTTGAACTGGAGCTAAATCTTTATCTATCACCTCTAAAGTAATAAGATCGCCCTCTCCAGGTATACCGTACTGGCCAGTAGAAGTTTCGTTATCAAATACAGCTCGCGAAGCTTCTTCAAATTTAGTTCTCAATTCATTCTGTTCATCATGAAAGAACTCAATTGTATAAGCTTCTGAACCTGGATAAGTAGACTTACCGGGTATGTTAAACGTTTGACCGTAATAGTTTACTTGTTTATTTTCAATATTTCTACCTGGTAATGCAGCTGTTTTAGCATAAACTAAATCAGAATCACCATCGAGGGATACACCCTCAATGTCAATTTGCTTAACCCTGAATAAAAAGTCTCTTGAAAATTGCTTATCTGCTGCTCTTGAGAAGAAGTTTTGAATTGTAGTTGCCATAATATTATTTAATAGTTATTTTGTATTAACCGATAATTTCTTCGAAGTTTGCATCAGTTCTTGTAGCGTAGAAGTTAACTAAGATAAACTCAGCAGTTCTAACCGGCTTAATGTAAATATCTACTACTAATTCATTTGCGTCAATAACCTCTGGTGTGTTATTTCTTTCATCGCAAACAATCAAGTAATCGTAAATACCTTCGTTGTTTTTAGCTTTTTCGAATAGTGGGGTTAAAGTATTAATAAGTCTCTGTCGAGTAAACTCAGTATTTTGTTCAAATACGAAGAACCTAGAAGCTTTCTTAGTAGGCCTTTCGAGTGTTAAGAACAACCTTCTAACGTTAATTCTATCAAATGCACTTGGCTTCTTACTAAGTGTCTTTTGACCGAATATAACTTGTCCTTGGTTAGGGAAGTTTGCTACCGGGTTAATGTTAGCCTTATAAAGTTCATCTCTTTGCTTCTGGTTAGGATTAACTGCAAGATCGTTAGCGAATTGAACTAACCCTCTAGTAAATCCTGCTGGAGCAAACCATGGGAAGTTTGCAGCATCTGTTCTAGCCATTGCAGCTGCAGCAAATCCTGAGAATGGAATGAAGATTTGACGACCAGAATAATTATCATAAACTAACGGCCATTGTGCGTAAACCGCTGCATACGATGTATTTTCATTCTCAAACTGGTGGCGAATCGGCCAGTATACGTCTTTTTGGAAGTTTCTCGCTTTGTTATCGAGAACTCTTGACTTCTCTCCCATTATGAGAATATGACGTAATACATCTCCTACAAACATACAATCTCCTCTACCACCTCCTAAGTATGGTGGTGAGCAGAACTGTTCAAACTTATTAAAGATTGTGGAGTAATTGTTTCTTAAATCTCTTGCGTCATTAACAATATCATTACTAGTGCGCAAACCATCAACTGCACCTATTAACTTAGCGCTAGTATCGTATTCATCATAGTATTTTGTCTCGGCAGCGGAAGCGGCTGCATAAACGGTACCTAGACCACCTTCAACAACAACGTCAATATCATATATTTCATCATTACTAATTCCTGCTAATGCTCTATCTAATTTAGTTGGTATATCACCTAAGAGCTTATCTTTTATCTTATTATTAACAAAAGCTCCGGCAGCGTAAAGATTTTCAGCTTTACCTAACTGCGTGTTAAGCTCTGTAAATCTAGCAGTATCAATACCAGATATTTCAGAATCAACACTCTCTAACTGAGTAGTATTAACTCTTAACTTCTTTATAGGCTTACCATCTACAAGAGCATCTGTACCACTAAAGTAGTTTGAAATATACGGATTAACTAATATTTCAACGTTTCTTGAACGACTATCGCGTGTTTCGAGGAAGAACGGTATGTTAGGACCTCCGTTAGAATTAAGTTGCTGTCTCTGATAGTTAGCAGATCCAACAATTCCTTCTTCAAGAACATAATCAAGCTTAAATGCTTCATTAGCGTAGATTGATTTACGGAGTTTAAATACACCAATGTTAAGAACATCATCATCTTCTCTACCGTCAATGTTATAATCTGTAAGATTTTCCATTACTTCAGATACAGTATTTTGTGTACCACGTGGAGTTGCCGATAAACTGAATTGTAAAATACCGGAAGGTATAGTTGTGTAATCGGTAGTTGAAGCAAGATCTTTATCAACAGACTTTATGTCTATAATAGAATCGAAATTAGAGTCTGGATTAATGTTTGTATTATCAGCTATACCTAAGTAGTAACCTTCAAACTGGCTATTAATAGTTGTTTGAGCTTTATTAAGTACAACTAAACCAGCTCCTCCAATAGTACTTATATCAGTGAAGGAATCTTTAGCACCTGCAGTTGCCGACCAATTAAAGGCAGAACCTTCTATAGCAGTAAAATACTCGTTTTGAGTTAGTTCAAGGTGGGTAGGCTCTCCTAATACGTATGTACCTGATAACACATCTAAGTCTGTAGTAACTATTT